ATAGACGTTCAACATTCTAATAAAGATTAATCACAATTATCAGGGTGAGGACAAGCCTGTCCAGCACCTTCAATATAACCATATCTAAGATTTATATTTGTACTTTTGAGGTATGGAGTTTTCTTTCCACACACAACACAAGTATCATAGTCATCAGAACGATTTATAGAGGTCACCAGTCCATCTTCATTAATAGTTAGTCCAACATGTTCATCATCAATTTGAGGTCCTTCTAAGTCCCTCTTTGCTTGCCAAAATCTATCATGGACTTTCTTACCCATATCATAGTAATTTGACGTTGATAAAATCTCTTCTTCAGTAAATGTAATTTTGATTGACATAATATGTTTTTTATATTCAAAACATAATTAGGTAAAAAGAAAAAATAAATGTATTTATCAATATGATTAACATAAAAACATTATCAGAAAAGTTAAAATATTTAATCGGAGAAGAATCTAATAGACAATTTGAAATATTTGATTTGGATGTGGATTTTTATGTCGGAAATAGTGGTTATCAATTAATCATGAAGTTTGATTACTTTGGGGTAATCGATTCTCAAATGCCTGGATTTGCCACGGATATATCTAAAATGATAGAAAAAATAGAAAAAATTGTATCCAAAGTTACAATCACACCTGAAAGAAAATTATCTTTGTCTCAGGAAGTTAATGTCGAATCTTTTATCGATCAAATTGATTATAAGATTGAAGATACACATATTTTCACTATTTCTTTCTTAGTTCATTACCCTGACAAAAATTAAATTATGGATGAGAAAATAAAAAAAACCGCCACCAAACTTCAGGGTTTAGTAAAACATTATGATGGCCCTGGTGAAGTTTATTATGATGTTAGAAAAATTGCCGAATCTCAAAGTGATTACTTCCAATACTTAGGCCCTGACAATGTAATCAAATTAACATTATACATCTATTCACTCAAGAAAACTGGAGATTTGAAATTAGGTGAAAAAATGATTAACAATTTATCTTTCATACAACTTTTAGTAACTGACAACGAACCATCAATAAAAGAGTGTAAATCGTGTGATGGAAGTGGTATGGAAAGATGTGAAAGATGTAAAGGTTCTGGTTTGATAGAATGTCCAACATGTGATGGTGATGGTGAAGTATCTTGTGAATGGTGCGACGACTATGACATGGAGGAATGTGAGGAATGTAATGGAAGTGAAACTATGAATTGCAATAGTTGTGCTGGTAGCGGCGAAGTATATTGCCCTTCATGTGGGGGGGCTGAAGAAACAGTTTGTGAAACATGTGGAGGTGAAGGTGAGATCACAAGTGAAGACGAAGTGTCCTATGAGATTTATTTTATAGCAACTTGGAACAAACAAATTCAAGATCTTTGTGAATTACGTGCCGAAACATTGGAACCTGTAATGTCTTTGACACAGTTTACCAGGTTAAACGACGATTATTTAGAGTTGATTAGGTGGAACGGATCGTCTGAACTCAATTTAGATAAAGACCAAATGTATTGTATTGACTACTCTAATGAGCCAGAAATGTACCTACAAAAAAACATGCTCATCAGACCACGAAATAGATACATTCGAGATTTAGATTATTTGAAATAGAAAAGGAGACCGAAGTCTCCTTTATAGGGCTGTACAGGTTTTGTACAACTTCCACCACCAAGTTTATCTAACTTGGAAATCATCATTTCTGAAAATGGAATTAACAAACTCTTCCAATTCTGCGGATCCAAAATGTCCAACAACATCATTAGGATTATCAGTAAAGAAAAACCGAGTCACAAATTCTCGACTCTTAGTACTAAATACCGCAATTTCAAAATCATTTTCAAAATCTCCATGGAGACTTCTTTTACCACCACCAACAATTGACAATTCATATTTAGAATTGAAAATATTTGTCATTCTTCCTCCTTTGACCACCGGATGAGGTTTTGACCATTTTTGAATATCTTTAATTGTAATCATTTTGTTACTTCCGCCTCGATTTTAGATTTGTTAATAAGATGTTCCGCTAATGTATAAGTATCCACATTTGTAGTAATGATTGACTCCACCAAATGTTTGTATGGTACGTGTACAAAAAAATCCACACCATTGAAGAAAGTCAAATCGTTTTTTAATTCGATACTTCCTTGGACCATCTTCAGGAACAACTTGAACTGAGTGCCATTCACAAAGGTCTCATTCAAAAGGACTCCAAATTTTTCGTGTTGAATCTTGATGTTGTGGGATGCCATGTTCATATCTTCGTCGTTTGTTTTACAAATATAATTAAATTTCCAATAACAAAAAAAAAATCCCCTACTTTTTTTAGTAGGGGAAGTGAGAAAATAAGAGGGTTTACGACCCTCCACATTGATGACCGAACTTATCTATTCAGTCTGATGTAGCAGGAGAAAGATTCGAACTTTCGACCTTCAGGTTATGAGCCTGACGAGCTTCCACTGCTCTATCCTGCGATATATTTCGAGTTAAGAACTTCAGACAAAAAAGTCCCACAAACTCCTTCTCTCTCGAACTCTCATTTGTGGGACAAATGTTTCACAAAGATAACAATTCTCTTTTTCAAAATCAAATTGTAGTGAAACTTTTTTGTGGGGGTGTTGAATCTCTCGATTCAGTTATATAAATATAGACAACATTTATTAAAAATCAACTGACAGAAAAATATTTTTTTAATATTGTCCGCAAATTCGAATCCAATCCCAATTTTTTTGTTTCTTCGAGAGTGAAATATCCACATTTACTATGTTCATGTCCATCTGATGCCGCATCCAAATCAGGTAGTATTTCATCACTCAATTCAGATATAAACACATAAATAAAGTTATTGTTATGCTCATCATTGTCGATTGTAGGAATTGTTCCAATGAAATCTATATCATTCTCTGATAATTCAAAGTCAGTCTCCTCATATAATTCACGAACCGCAGCTTCTCTTGGAGTTTCTCCCCTCTCAATTTTACCTGTGGGAATGAACCATTGATTTGCGTGAGATTGGTTTTCATTACGTTTACATAATAAAAACTTATCTCTGTATTTTAGTATTACACCTGAGTACATTTTAACTTAATTTGTATTTATAATTATGGATGTTTCAATAAATAATCACAGATTCGAAGTTATTACTCTTTTAGACCCACGTTCTCAACAAATTGGAATGATGGGTAAAAGATTTTCCCATATCAAACAAGGTATGTTGTTTTTAATGGGAGGAAAGGAACAATGTTTTTGGATGAAAAACTGTATTATACCTTTGGACATTATTATAATAAAAAATAATGTCATTGTCAACATCCATCATGATTGTCCTCCGTGTCTTCAAGATGATTGTCCTTCTTATTGTGGTAATGGGAATATCGTATTAGAATTACGTGGAGGTGCTTGTCAAAAGTTAGATATCAAACCTGGAGATACGGTTAATTACTTGTTTTAGATTCCGCTATTTTTTCCTTCAAAATTTTTTGGAATTGATTTGCAATCATTTTTGTAAACTTAACTGTTGGACTGTCCTCTGAATCATTATACTTGTATCCACCTTGAGGAGGTCTTGTACTTCTACCAAGATAATTTAACCCTGATATGTTTGTGATACATTTGTGTCCGCCTGAATTAGATTGTATCAAATCCCAAGCATTGACCCCAATTTTATCCAAAATTCTCATCTCATCTTCTGTCAAACTCTTGAAAGGTTTTTCCATCATAGACTCAATTTTACTCATGACTTTTTCACCATTATCCATGAACATTATTTTGTCCCCATACAACGCCTTAAAATCTTTGAACGTGAATCCAATACTCTCAGGTCCAACACTTGTTTCACTAACCCACTTTATTGTTGATAATGGTACAGTTTTTTGTCTTAATTGTTCTTCCCATTTACCCAATACTTCCTGAGCAATCTCGCCCAAATTTACACCTTTAAGTTCTCTATCTTTTTTGAACGGATTACAAGATGCTTGGACAAGTCCCATCGGCCATGCCATAATTAAAAAATCTGCCTCAGGATTGTTCTTATAAGGAGTGTATCTATCATAAGAACCTGGCTTAAACATACTTCCTCCACCATATTGGAAAATTATATTATCCGTTACAGTTGGAAATGATTTCATTTTCTGTGTATAATCTTCGGCGTTCTTCTGTAGTTCTTCAGGTGTTGGAGCTCCAGCCGACTTCATCCAATATTTGATATTATTCAAAATGGACATTAGAGATGGTTGTGAATCCATAACCAACATCTCCAAGAAACCAGGTTTGTTCTTGAATGCTAACAATAGTTTGTTAATTACTAACCCCAACAACATTTTATTTCCTTGAAGGGAAGTTTCTCTATCGAATCGGTAAAGATAATTAACTACGTCTTCGGGATTTAAGTTTTGTCTTGCAAAATCTGCCGAGTCAACTGTATTGATTAACAATATATCTGATGATGGAAAAAGGTCTTTTGGTGAAACAACCTGTGATATTGTTGCAACATTAGATCGAGATTGTCGAAATGATGTAGATTTTGTATCTTCAGCCCCAGCCTGTCTATCATGATGGTCTGTGTGAATAACAAACATTGGTTTTCCATGTGCAAAGTCAACAAGTACTGGCATGGTATCTCCCATTGCGTTATTCTTTTTCACTGCAAATTCTTTGTCCCCGTATTGAATCACGTGAGTATCAACAACATCAATACCATTATCCTCAAGGTACTTTTTCATTGCAATCGCAGTAGTAACACCATCCAAATCTTGATGGAAATATATTTCTGCTTTGGGATATCGTTTACTTAATTCTTTAATATCCCGAATACCACTCTCTTTTAATATTTTTTTCATTGGAACTGTTTTTTGACCCAATCGAGAAAATTTCCCCAATAATCTTCGTGTACACCATACTCATTAGCATTTATGTTTTTCAACATAATTTTGTCCTTTTCAGGCATTTTGGCGTAAGTTTTGTCTCCAAATTGTCCATCTGTAGGATATACTCCGATCATGTCTTGATATTTAGCAATTGCTTCCTCAGTCTTTGAATTTCGGCCAGTTCTACCATCCACTACCAAACCAGCATTCATTCTTTTATTCAGAAAAGCCTGTATTCTGTAAATATGTTCTCGGTGATACATTTGTTCGTTAATCACTCTTTTAACAACTCTTGTCAAGTCAGACTCTGTCAATTTTATTACTTTTGTCATGATTAAGATTTTAAGGTTAATAAGAATTTAGATTTGTTAATCAATGCCAACATTTCATCTCTAATATTCAACAAGTCTGTATCATATTTTGTATCCAATTGGTCTGAAAAACTAACTAAAAATTCTGTAATCCCATCCATAAAATTTTGTATACTGATGGAGGAAATGTCTTGAAACATCAAAGCAAATTCAGGCTCGAATTCAGGTCTACCGTATTTTCCCATCATCACTTCAGTGAATTCATCAATTAAATCACCAAGTCCGTCATATAATTCACCATAAGTTCTGTGTTTCGCATCTCCGTATGTTTGCCAATGTAAAAATTTCCATTGAAGTTGTACTTGTACCAATTTTTTAATTAATTCTTCTTTCATCTTCATAAATATAACAATAAACAAAAAAAGGTCTTGAAGACCTTTTTAAGTTTTAGATTCAAAATCAAAAACCCCTTGTTTTTTTTGATTAATAAAATGTTGTACTCTCTTAGTTGCCACTTCTGAATAATTCGAACTGAGTTCGATTCCAATCCATCTGCGTCCTAACGTTTCTGCGGCGACCAAACTGGTGCCGCTGCCTGTGAAAGGATCTAAAACAATATCATTTTTATATGTTAATATTTTTATCGCTTTAGTCGGAATGTCCATTGAAAAAGTCGCCTTTGTTTGTTGTCTCGTATCCGCAAAATATTCCCATTGACCATACACCAAACTCATGAAGTCTTTCTTATCTTCATCTTGATAAATGGTTTTCTTCTTTATTGTCCCGTCTTCTTGTTCAACATCAACAACTTCCCCAACCCACTGAGGTTCCCCTTTAACTTTCTTAATTCTATCTTTCTTGTAAGCAAGGATTACACATTCTTTTGGATTGTAAATGTAAGGTGAAGAGGGAGACATCCAAGAACCCCAAGCGGTGGTCTTACTTCTATGTGGAGCATTCTCATCAAGGTCAACAAGTCCATAAAATTTGAACCCAACCTTTTTCATAACAGACCAAAATTCTGACATGAACAATACTCTACCACCTCTATCTTGGACATTAATTTCATATGGAATATTAACCGCAATCCTTCCATCATCTTTAAGAACACGAAATGATTCACCCACCCATTTTTCGGTAAATTTCCAATATTCCTCCATCGATTGGTTATCGTCATGACTATCGTAGTCAATACCGACATTATAAGGTGGAGAGGTAACAATTAAATCAATTATTGACTCAGGTAATTTACCCATCTCAACAACACAATCGCCATTTATAATCCTATTTGTTTCTAACATCGTAATTTACCTTCGTTTCTTAATTGTTCTCTAATTTTGGTTGCAGAAATATCACTAACTTCTTGAGGTGGAGTCTTGCCTGAACCATTTTGTCCTGTTAACCAAATTATCATTTTTCCAAATTTTTGATTTTACGGTCTAAATAAAATGCTGCTTTCTTCAGGTCTTCAAGTTCTTTCGTTTGGTCTTTTACACCCGCTCTTGCAACATATTTTACCACGTTGAACAAATAAGCATCGTGATTTAATCCCCAAGCTTCGCAAACCTTAATAACTTCGTACGGATTCTCTTCACCACCATAATGATGAGGATGGTTTACCATTTCATTGTTCATTATCATTACCCCACTTTTTTT